AGACTATTATGTCATTAATGGATCGGATGAAGGACGTTTTCTTGACACTGTTCGGAACAATGCAAAAAACTTTGCGTCTACGGTCTCTCTTACGAGCGAGTCGAAACATAAAGTCATCATCATCGACGAAGCAGACAATACCACTTCCGATGTACAACTCCTTCTTAGAGCAAACATTGAAGCGTTCTATAAAAACTGTAGATTTATCTTCACCTGCAACTATAAAAACAAAATCATCGAACCTCTCCATAGCAGGTGTTCTGTTATTGACTTTAGTATTAGTAGACATGATAAACCATCAATCGCAGCACAATTTTTTAAAAGAATAAATGATATTCTTTTAGCAGAAAATGTAAAAGGTGATAAAAAGGTTGTAGCAGAACTCATAAGTAAATATTTTCCTGATTGGAGAAGGGTTTTGAATGAGTGTCAAAGATATTCTGTGGGAGGAGAAATAGATGTTGGTATACTTGCCAATTTAGATAATGTAAACATAAAAGAACTTACAGATTATTTAAAAGCAAAAGAGTTTCCAAATGTTAGGAAATGGATAGTTCAAAACCTAGATAACGATACTAATGTTATACTAAGAAAGGTTTACGATTCAGTATATGAATACATGAAACCTAAATCTATACCAGAGGCAGTGTTGATTATTGCAAAATATCAATATCAATCTGCTTTCGCTGCTGATCAAGAAATAAATTTATTGGCAGCTCTTACAGAAATTATGTGTAATTGCGAATTCAAATGAAATGTTTAGTAACAGGTGGAGCAGGATTTATTGGTTCCCACATAGTAGGCAAATTATTACAAAACAACCATGAAGTTGTTGTTATAGATAATGAGTCTGCTGAATCAAACGATTCTTTCAATTGGTACGATGATCACGCTCAAAATCATATTGTCGATATACGAGACTTCGATACTTGCCGTCCTTTGTTTGACGGTGTTGAGTATGTTTTTCACTTAGCAGCACACAGTAGAATACAAGTTGCTATGGAAAACCCTAGGGAGTGTTTGGAAACAAACTACCTAGGCACATACAACATGTTAGAATGTGCAAGACAAGTGGGTGCTCGTAGATTTATAAATTCTTCCACATCATCTTCTTATGGTTTGGCAAACAAACCACCTTTACAAGAAGATATGGCAACTGATTGCCTAAACCCTTACTCTGCAAGTAAAGTAGGAGCTGAATCTTTATGTCAGATGTATTTCAAATTGCATGGACTGAGAACTATAACACTGAGATACTTCAATGTTTACGGTCCTCGTCAACCACTAAAAGGACAGTATGCACCAGTAATAGGACTGTTCGAGGAGCAAGCAAAACGTGGAGAACCTTTGACCATAGTTGGTGATGGTGAACAACGAAGAGATTTTACACACGTAAATGATGTAGTAGAGGCAAACATAAATGCTATGATGACAAACTATTCTGGAATAGTTGTGAATATTGGCACTGGTGTAAATTATTCTGTCAACGAAGTTGCGTCGTTTATATCTAACAATACTGTAAACATTCCTGAAAGATTAGGTGAAGCAAGAGAAACTCTTGCTAATATAGACAGAGCAAATACTTTGTTATCATGGCAACCTCAAATTACATTGGAGGATTATTTTGATACCAATACCCTTATTTGAATCACTTGTATTGATTATTGCGATAGTGTGGTTAAACATTTTATTATCACAACTTGGTTATTATGATTTCTCAGAAAACTCTAAAAACTCCACTAAGGTATCCAGGCGGAAAAAGCAGGGCAGTCACAAAAATTAGTCAATTCTTTCCAGATTTGACTAATTTTAAAGAGTATAGAGAACCATTTTTAGGAGGTGGTTCTGTTGCATTGTGGGTAACTAAACAATTTCCTAATTTAAATATTTGGGTCAATGATTTATACGAACCATTGTATAATTTTTGGTCAATGTTGCAGACAAATAGTGATGAAATGACTGATAGTCTGAAAAATTATAAAACTACACATCCAAATCCAGACACAGCAAAAGAATTATTTGAAGATTGTAAGACTAAAGTTGCAGATAAGAACACAGATAACTTAAATAGAGCAATTGCTTTCTATATTATCAATAAATGTAGTTTTTCTGGTCTATCAGAGGCATCATCCTTCTCAAAACAGGCAAGTGATTCTAATTTTTCGATGAGAGGTATCGAAAGATTGCCAGAATACTCAGGAATTATAAGAAATTGGAGAATAACTAACGTATCATACGAGTTTTTGTTAGGTGGAGAGGACACATTCATCTATCTTGACCCTCCGTATGAGATAGGATCAAATTTGTATGGTAAGAAGGGAGGTATGCATAAGTATTTTCACCATACAAACTTCTCAAAAGCATGTTCTGAAGCAAAACATCATATGTGTGTCAGTTATAATTCTTCAAACCTAAACAAACTTAGATTTCATGACTGGAAGGCAGTAGAATATGATCATACATATACCATGAGATCTACTGCCACATATACTAAGGCACAAAAAAACAGAAAAGAATTGGTTTTATTGAATTATACTCTTGAATAACTATGGATGAACCACCTGATTTATATGATGACATGCGTCAACTCAACACTCTTTATGAGGAGTTATGTTGGCCTCACGATGTCCCTTTAGAATTTTTACCTGATTATGAAAACAACAGAATCATCATCCGACCAATTAAAAAAATGGATACTTGATTTTTTAAGCAAACCAAATCCTGCTTTTGACAATTTACCACCATGTCCCTATGCAAAAAAAGCATGGGTAGATGGTCACGTTAAGATTAAACAATTTGAGAATTTTGATAAGTTAGATCAAGATCTAATTAGTTTTCCATATAACACAGATGAAGTTATAATATATTACTTCAATGGCACTGCGTTACCAACAAGTAATGATTTAGAAAAAATTGCGGAGAAATATAATAAAAGATACCGACATTTATTGTTTTATGATGAGCATCCTGACTCAATTGAAAATGTTGATGGTGTTCAATTAAATAGTGGTGTTTGTGCACTTATTGTTCAAGACAGAAAAGATTTATTAGAAAAAAGAAAAGAACTAATGAAGACAAATTACTATGATAATTGGACAACGGAGATGAAGAATCGTATAATAGAAAGATAATATGAGAAGAATTTGGAGAATATGGGCAAAAGCACTCGGAGATAAATCTGGTAAGAATGATAGAGAAGCAGATTTTGTTGCTCTTATCAGAACTTTTATTTTTCTTCAACTTATAATTACAAATTGTTTTATTGTTGGTGGTAACATCCGACATTGGAATGATCATCATATACCACCTTCCTACACTATTGATAATGACTGAATCTAGATTTACTGTTGACGGAAATCATTATAACTCTGACTTACATAAGAAACCTACTGAAAATTTAGAGACACTTATGAGATCATTAACTGAGATGTTAGAAGATACAAGTCAAGAGAATAAAGAAACAATAGCATACCTTTTAGGTTGCAGAGACATTGTTGATTATCTAGCATCAGGAAAACTACCAAGTGAAAAGAATCGTGATCCTATAAAAACAGATCCTGCATTACAATTTAAAGATAAGATAACTTTTGTTCCAAGATACTTATGACTGAACTTAAAGATTGGTTAAACTCTATAAATCAAACTAAAAAGAATTTAATTGATGAAGATCATCTTTTAGAATCAAAATATTTACCTTACATTATTAATAGATGTATGTCTGGTCATTTTGATTGTGTCATGTATGCTAATGAGATGAACATAAATCCTAACCTAGATAAGAAGTTACAATATGATTTTTATCTAAATACTCTCAGGTCTAAGAAAAGATTCTCTCCTTGGTTGAAAAAAGAAGAGTTAAAGAATCTTGAAATAATTAAATCATACTATGGATATAGTAATGAGAAAGCAAAACAAGTTCTTTCACTTCTAACCGAAGAACAGATTACATTTATTAGAAGAAAACTTGAAACTGGAGGATTGAGATGAATGGGATTGTACCTGAGTACTTGTGGTCACCTGAGAAGATGGTGGAAGTATCACTAGGGGAACCAGATGATTTTTTGAAAGTAAGAGAGACTTTAACAAGAATTGGTGTAGCTTCTAGAAAAGAAAAAAAGTTATATCAATCATGTCATATATTACATAAACAAGGAAAATATTTTATTGTACATTTCAAGGAGTTGTTTGCACTTGATGGTAAAAAAGCAAACCTGAGCATCAATGATGTTCAAAGAAGAAATAGAATTATTCAATTACTTTCTGATTGGGGATTGGTTTCTTTGAGAGATGTAAACTTAATAAGTGAGATAGCACCACTTAATCAAATAAAAGTCATAAGTTATAAAGAAAAAGGAAGTTGGATTTTGGAAACAAAATACAATATTGGTAAAAAGAAAGAAAGTGAGTAGCACCTACAGGTCTGATATTAGTTGTAGTCCTAACATACCTGACTCTGATCATCAGCATGCAATTAAGAGTTTAGAAAAACCTATTAACAGACCCTATAACATTATGACACTGACAATTAGAAAAGAGATATTATTTGCTAATGGTCTGGATCAACATGAGGCATATAGAAATCTCGAAAGATTACAGACAGAGAACTTCAATAGAATAAAGATACCTAAGTTTACTATCAAGTGGGATGGTGACATGCTCATATATGAGTCAGAGTTTATCAAAGGAGAAACTATAAGGTCTATATCTGACTACGAAATCATGTATGAGGACCTTGTGCTACGTGATTCTGACTTCTCATTCAACACATTCAGAC